AGTTGCTACAAAATTGCCTGCAAGTTTTAAATTACCTGTTCCATCATTTATTGTTGGAGTCCCTTCAAATTTAAGAGCAACGACTCTACCGGGCCATGATGGTGTAATTGTATTTATGTTTGTGTTACCTGAAATTGGATAAAATCTCAAATCAGATTCGTAGAGCGTTATAGTTGCCGCAGCGACAATAACAAAACTTTGAATGACAGTAGGCCATGTACTTGCAACGGAACTTCTTGTTGTTATTCCACTAACTATTGCGGACGCTGCAACTGTTCCAATATCAAATGCTTTATTAGTCGTGTCATGCACATTGATTCCGCACAAAGTTAGTTGTGCGGCATTAGGAATTTTAATGTTTGTGATAGTCCCACCAGACACAATGTTCAAAATGTACACACCAGTTATGTTTATATTAGTCGTTGCATCATCGCAATAGATGTTATAGAAATTTCCTGCTTGCCCATTACTATTGCAATTAAGAAATTGACAACCTGTAATGTTTATTGAGTTTACAGATGTTGATGTGGGGCTATCTATGTAAAAATGAGAGCCGTGTGTTCCTAAAAATTCGCACCCAGTAAAGTTAATGGAATTTGCATTTTGTGAATCGTTCAAATAAATACATTTAGCAGTAGTTACACCTACGTTAAATGGGTCTATTGACGCAAAGGTACACCCTGAAAATGTACCTCCAGCCAACCCCATATTACCCGTCATTTCTACGCCAATTTTAACCCCGTCAAATGTACAATTTGCAACTGTATTAAATGTGATGTTTCCGTTAGCCAAAGACGTTGTGGATGATTGCCCATAAATACCCCTAGCGTGCCCAAAAAATACATTGCTGGACATTTGTATTCCTTGAAGCCCCTCAAAGTGCAGACAAGCCACTCCATCTGTCATTGCCCATTGCCTAGCGGCGGAGCCAGTAGAAGCCGTCCACATAACAGGGCTAAATACACTATTAGATAAAAACACCTCACTTAAAGTTGCCCCTGAATGTATACCTGTGTGCATGGCATACATTCTTATATTGTCCATATTTACAACGCCATACACAGGGCTATAGTCAGATGGATCACCACCTAAATCAATTCCCTTATAGGCGTTATGAATAACGATGTTATGGATATTTACTCCACCATTATTTCCATTTTGAAACGATACGTCTGTAGTATTTATTTGAATAGCATAATTATAAACTGTTGGGGGTGAAGTGGTCACTTGGTTTGGATACCAAAAGTTTACGCCATCAAGCGTAGCTCCTCTACCCAAAGTCACCCCAACACTACCTGTATGGGTAATGCTAATGTTTGAACCACCAGCTAGAGGAACTAAGATGTCACAAGCACCGACGCCCTTTAATGTTGTGGCGGGTGGAACGACCAAAGTTCCAGAAATATAGTAGTTGCCTTCGGGCATCCACACAATCCCACCAGCGCCAGCAACTAGAGCTAAATTTATTGGAGCAGTGTCATCAGACACCCCATTACCCACCGCCCCGAAATCTTTCACGCTCACGGTCTGTTCCAGCTTTTCGCAAACAGGGTAAGGGACACCGCCAGTGAACGGTGGGTCGTATGTCACACCACAAGCATCTGCGCTGATCCCAGTGCCTTCGGGAAAGTTGTAGACCATCGAGCCTTTGCTGTCCTGCACCAAGATGCTGAAGTCCACGCCGTTGACGTAAATTTGGGCTGGGGTTCCTGCGCGTGAGATGTAGCCATTGAGCGTGCGCAATGGTTGCGCGGCAACGATGGTCAGTGCCTCGTCGTAGTAGGCCACGACTGGATTGGTCTGTGGATTCAGATTCGGCTCGCCGATCCAGACGTAGCCGTTCTCCAGTGGCTGCCCATCACGGCCTTGGAAGACCGGAAATGGAACTTGGATTGAGAGTGCGGACATTACTGGTTCTCCTGAATGATAGATTGTCGGTCAAGGCTGCGAGGTGTTGGGTTTGTAGTTCAAGGCTTTGGTGATTCTGGCCTTGATGCGACGATCCGCCACATTGTCCCGCAACAACTTCATGCCTTGCACAACCGGAAGTGGAATGCCTGAGACAAGGCCCATGGCTGCGGACTCGGCCAACAATGCGGCCACAGTGCGAGCCGTGCCTGAGTTATTGATGTTGGTCAATGGCGGAGTGGATTGGATGTATTTCAAGACCTGATTAAGGTTCCTGATTTGCTCCGCTGCTGCCACGCCCATGACCTGATCTAACTTGCCATTTTGGTCAAACTCGCGGATGGCTTTGTCGAGCTTAGCCCCACTAATTACCGGCAAGTTATCTGAGCCAATGCCCGACTCTGATTTTTCAAGAAAGTGCCGCACTGTCGCACCTTGAAGTTCTTTCCACGCCTGCTGACCCTCTTGGTCTGGGATGGTAGATAGGACACGCTTAATGTGTTGAATCTCGCTTGGTCGCGCCGATAGGATGGTCTTGCGGAAAACGTCTTCAATAGGCGTTTGTGCGTCAGACATGCCTTTCTTCTCAAGCAATAAGCGAGCAACGATGGCGCGATCTTCGTATTTAACGGCCTGTCGTTTGCGTTGGGCACGCATTGATCTGGTCATTTCTCCGCCGATCGGATCCCCAACTTCGTCAATGGTTCTCTTGATGGTGGTGGCCAATCGCTTATCGTTCGGATTAGCCACTCCAATGGCCGAGACTGACTGTCGGAATTCTTCTAGCTGACCCAAGGTAGTGCCTGGCACTGCTGTCAATCTACCGCCTTCGTCCATTTGGGCAATGCCAAGATTGACTGCATTTTGACGAGCAGTGTCTGGCACTCCAGTGATTCCTGACACACCTCTGGCTTGACTATTCAAAAATTCCAACACTGGTGTGGTATCTACCTGAATTTGAGCTTCTGGCGATTCGCGAAACTTGGTGTATAAAGCGCCTGTTTTTTGCTTTTCTAATTTCCACCCAGCCATGAGAGTGTCCACGACCTTAATACCAGTGTTGGCATAGTCTCCGGTTTCTGCTCCTGTGTCGTCCAGAACCTGATTGAGTTTACCTAAGGTGGCGCGATTATTTTCTTGTTGGCGCTCCAAGAATGGATCTTGGAAGCCTGGGGTTTTGGCCTTTTCTTTTTCGAATGCCAGCAAGCCCTGATCGCGTTTCACCTCGCCTTCGGATAAACGAAGACCGGCCATTTCCGCTTCTGCTGATCGCTGCAACTCCAGCGGGGCGGCGGCTGCACCGACTGAGACCCTCGCGCCTGCTGTCGGGGCGGCCACGCCTGTGGCTGTGCGGGCTCCGGTGGCCGTCACTGGTGCGGCTGGGGCCTCCATACCCAGAGTCTCGCGTACGGCCGCCGTGGCCGCTTGGACGGGCCTGGCGATGGCCTGGCCCGTTGCCATGGCTGCTTGCTGTGCAGCTGCTGTGCCACGTTGGGCTGTGGCTTGCATGATCGGAGTGGCAGTGCGTGCCGCTTGCAGAGCCATGCCTGGCGATGCGATCACCGGCAGGACTGGTGGCAGGACGTTGGACAAGACCTGCCCGACCGCCTGGACCTGCTCTTGGCCTGCTTGAGTGCGTGGTTGATAGGTGAGGGCTTGTGCGCCTTTAGCTGCTGCCTGTTCAACAGCATTGGCTGCTTCTGGCGTACCGAATTGGCCGGACAGGATCTGTTGAGCTAATCCCACTCCAGTGCCAGCGATCGTTCCAAGCATTCCAGTCGTTGCGCCAGTTCCCAGCGTCAGGGCTGTTTCACCCGCGCCTATAAGCTGCTGGCCGATGCTAGGCTCTTGTGGCGGCCGCACAATTTGCTGCTGCGTCACTGTCGTGGTTTCCTCTGACTTGGCGAGCTGGTACGCCTGCGCCACAGTGTCGAATTCAGGCGTTCCGCGCTTTGCGGAATTCTGGACGATCCAAGCTGCGTATTCGTCGGCCGTTGCCATTTAGCGGGCTCCGCTCACAATGGCGTCTGCTCGTGCGCGAACGTTGTCTGGCGGAGCTGCTGCCGGAGTCGTCGGAGTGTTCGTCGTCGGAATTCGTGAAACAGACTCTTGACGTCTTTCTTCTGCAATCTGTTCTGGGGATCGGTACTTTTTAGAAACATCGCCGACAATGCGCTGAGCAAAGTCGTTGAAGGTCTCGCCAGGCTTGGCGGCATAGTCCCCAGCGACGAAAGTGCTCTTGGCACGGGTTAACAGACCATTATTTTGAGACAGCCAATCTGTTTTGGCATTGTTGATCGAAGAATCAATGTCTTGCAGCTTTGCCGTGCCACGCAAAAATGATGCAAGTGTTGCAGCATTTGCATTTTCAGGTGGTATGCCTTTCAATGCTAATTCAATGTCTTTGTCCGTCGCAACACCGGGCGGCAATGACTTAATCGCCACTGAGTTTCTGACTCGGGTGTAATCATTGCGGATTTGAGTCCACGCATCTTGCTGGCCTAATTGGGTTGCAAACCATTCTGACGCTGAAGTTAGCCTACCCTTACCGCCTTGTGCAGCTTCGATGCGACTAGCAAGGTCAAGATATTGTGTTGCCGCTTGCTTTGAAACCGCCGCAGCTGTTGCCGATTCGTTAATGAGTTTTCTAGAGCCCTCTGGAAGATCGGTAAGGCGTGCTTGAATGCTCGACAATTTTTCAGCTATCGTTGCCTGCGTGGCCTGCACATCCAGACCCAGCTTAGCGGCTCGATTGCCGATTTCGTCGTTTATGTTCTTGATCTGTGCAACGTTTAGGTTCAGGCTGGCTTGTGCCAATGGGCCTGCATATTGAGCGTCGATTTTAGCCTTGCGTGCTTGCGCCTCGAGCAGTGCTAATCGTGCTGCCTCGGCCTCCTCTGCATTGTTGGCCGTTGCCAGCTTTGTTCGGGCATCTGACACTGCTGAGTCGGATTCGGCTTTGGCCTTGATCTCTGCGCTTGATGCCGTGGCAGCCGTAGTTCTGGCCTTGACTGACTCTTCAAAGCGTTTCGGATCGGCGACTGTCAGCGCCAGATTAACACCAGACTGAGCGCCTTTGATGTCGCCATTTTGCAAGGCGGTCAGGACGTCCTCGTAAATCTTGGTCGGCTCGCCTGAGTTTTTCTTGGCGTCAATAATGGTTTGCACGCGAGCCATTGCGATGTCGGGTGCGCCGTTCTCAAGAGCGTTCGAGATTTCAAAGCCCTGCGTAAACTCTGTGATTAAGCGTTGCTCGCCGACGCCTTTGCGCACATCCCCAAACGCTTCACGGAACTGCGGATACATGGCAATCATGTTAGTCCACGCCTTTTGAGAGCCATCGGCCTGAGCGGCTTGCAAGTCGTCGGAGAATTTCTGCCTTAACTGTTGCACTCGCTGCTGTTCAATTTGTTTGTCTTGCGTCTCTCGATATACCGCGCCGAGCTGCAAGCCAGACGTCAGACTTTGGGCTAAGTCCACTTGTGGGACTTGAGCCATGTAATTGATCGGGGCTTGGATTGGATTGATGGCCATGTTCTTGCCTCAAAAATTCGCGAACTTGATGCCGCCACCACCAGTCGGTGCGCCACCACCGCCACCACCAAATGCGCCTGCGCTAGCGGCTGCTCCGCCAATCGCGAGCAGGTCGCCAAATGTTTGACGCGCAACATTGCCCCTGGCGATTTGACCACCCGCCGTGGCTGCGCCTTGGTTCGCCAAGAGGTTGCCGATGTTGCTGGCTGACTCCATGCCCTGCGCACCTTGACCCGCTGCTGCTGCCTGACCAAGGGTAGAAAGCCCACCCAGTCTGCCGTATTGCTGCTCGATCAATGAGTTGAGAACCTGGGGACGGAACTGGGCCAGCGCGGCCTGTACGTTGCCGCCACGCAAGCCGCCGGTGGCTGATGCGTTTTGCAAGATTGCGCTTTCGCCTTGCTGGGTAATAGATTGAAACAGCGGGGATTGCTCAAATCCTGCCATGGCTGCACGTTGAGCTTCTGGGCCTTCCAAGCCGATCAGAGCCTGCTGTTCACCAATAGCACCGGTTCCTGCTGTGACATACGGCGTCATCAACGCTACCAACGCATCGAACTGCCTTCTCTGCTCATCAATGCCAGCTTGGGCTGCGGCTGCTTGGGTTCGCCCAGCCTTTTCTGCAGCTTTACCAGCTTGTTTCGCGCCGGTAATGCCGCCGACTACGCTACCAATGGCGTCGCCTACAAAACTCATTTTGAACTCCAATCCAGCCGGGTCATGCCCAGCACATAAACGTCTTTGAGTACGCCACCCTGCATGCACGCTGCACGCCTTCGGCCTTCTTCTTTGAAGCCGAGTTTGAGGCAATAGTTTTTTGCCAACTCCAGGCCTTCAATTACGTAGGCGGTCACGCGCTGGATGGGCTGCGAAAACGCCCACTTCAGGCAAGCCATGCCAAGCTCGCGTGAGTGCTTGAGAACTGATCGCTTCAAAAGCGCATGCAGTTCAATCTCGAGGGGAGAAAAGCGAATGGCCACGAAAGCACCAGCGAAGGTGTCGCCGACCCAAGCCGACAGGTAGGTGACGGCTGGGTGCTCAATGGGTGCTGCTGGCCGATGGTCGTGGCCGACCTTGAGGATGTACGGATCCGAATAGACCTCAAGCAAGTGGCCCTTCGTGATTCCTTCCGTTACAGCCAGCATCGGCGACTCCTGTTCAGGGGAAGCTGCTGGCGGCTCGGGTGACTCAGCGGTTTCATTTTAACACATCCCGATCAATCTTCGTATTCCCGATCTTCCCACGCTTGACAAACCCGCATGTCGTTGCAGATGAAGTTCAGTTTTTCGCAGCGACCACGGAACCCTGCGCCCTTGTCATAGGTCGCCAGCGGGATACGCTCAATGCGCACTTGGGTCATGAGGCTGTTGTCGTAGTATTCGCAATTGGAGCAATGCTTGCGACGAGCGTCCTTCTCGTCAACCTGCATGGCCTCTGCCAGACCGGCGTAGAACTCTTTGTTTGCGCCTGGCTCATTGGTCGGCACTTCAGGGCCATAGTTCCAGTCTGCGACTGCGACTGCGTAGTTCTTTTTATTTTCTGCGTTGGTTAAAAATTCTTCTTCCATCGGCAGGCCCATGAAGCCCTTCGGCATCATCATAAATTCTTTCATTTTCTGCTCCTTATGTGGCTGGGGTTTGCGCCGTCAATAAACCATTTGTAAATGTCATGCTGCCATCCGCACCCAATGCCGTAAGCTTGGCCGTCGTGATGGTCGCGCTAATGCCGCCCGATAACGGGTTGCCACTAGAAGCTGCCGTCAATCTGCCCTTGGCATCGACAGTTATGCTTGCAAAAGTGAAGTTGCCCGGAGTGACTGTGGTGTCGTTCAGGCTTATTGCTGGAGTCAAACCACCAGTGCTTGCAATAGGTGCTACTCCAGTAACAGCGGTCACTGGTGCAATGCCACTTGCTGCGGCTGTTACACGCCCTTGGGCATCGACAGTAAACGATGCGTAGGTGTAACTAGCTGGGGTGACAGTCGTGTTAGTAATTGCCAATGCAATGGTGCCTGCGCCATTAGTGACGCTAATCCCAGTGCCTGCTGTAAGTTTATTTTTCGCGAGTCCTGGAGTGCTACCAATCAGCAAGTCTCCATCTGTGTAAGTAGATTGACCTGTACCACCACTTTCAACCGGCAAAAGGTTAATGTTCTGAAAAAGCAACTCAAACTGTCTAATCTGCTGTTGGTCAGTCAGAAATGCAGAAAGCTGGTCTCGCGTTAAATTCAACCTGCGGGAAACGGGAGCGGTTGCCATCAGTACGCCAATGCTTCGATTTGTGCTTCGAGGCGCATGAATGAAACGTGTGCATCGCTGTCGCCTCGGAAGCGTTGAATGCGCCAATTGCGCATGTGACCCTGCTGGAACCACGCTAAACGCTTGGAGGTGCTTCCAATAGTGCCGACTGCGATGCTGCGATCTTGGCTCCAGGCCAGACCGTCCGCGCTGTAGCTGGTGCTGATCTGCGGGTTTGTGCCGAGCGCAACGCTACCGGTCAAGCTGACTAACTCCAAGCGGTTGAAGATCGCACCGTTGCTCTCGTTGTATGCGATGAGCGTGCCGAATTCCCAGCGCACTTGCTCTCCCCAGTGGTGTCCGGTGTCTTGCACCAAGTAGCCGATGGAGCTGGATTGCGGGTCTCCGACCAGCCATTTGTCGTAGGCGTAGACCAGATTTCTGGCGCGGTACTGACTGAACTCGACAACACTGGTGGTGAGCGTAAACCAGACCCGTTCTTGCAAAACCTCGGAGGCGGCTGCGTCATAGACCACGGTGCGATCTGGCAGGTGGATGTAGAGGTGTTCGTGAGCCTTATCGTTACGGGCTTCAAGCTTGACCGTGGCCAGTTGCTCCTCGGTGTAATTGAGCAGCAGATTGTCGATCTCTTGTGTGCTGATCTTTTGGGTCTGCGCTGAAACCCCGAGATAGATGCCCGGTGCTTCGTTTCGACCACCACCCAAGAAAGCGATGCGGTCAACGTAGACGCAGCAGCCGAATGTGCCGATCACACCCTTGGGGACTTGAGCGCCGTCGATGCGCTGAAATGGGAAAAGATCGCCGCCAACGTTGTCAAACACCTCGATGGTGTTGCGGTTCAGCGCATAGACCTCGTTTCGGAGTTTGAGCAAGGCCACCACGGGGTCAGGATCAACTTCGGACGATCCATATTTCAGCGGATTGACTTGGGTCGGATCGTTCAGTTCGGTGACGATCAGGAACTCGCCGTCTGTCGTCATGAAGTAACCATCGACCCAAACCACATCCAGCACCAAGCCCAAATCGGGGTCTGTGACTAGCGTTAATGTTGATCCATCCCAGTAGTAAAGCCGCCCACCTGATGCGATGGCTAGTAGGTCGAAGCTGTAGTCAAAGGTCACCAGCGTATCAGTTAGGCCTCCGACGTCTCCCAGCACGATCACAGCACCCGCGCTGCTGATTTCTACGAGCTTGGTTCCCATGATCCGGTAGCAGACGCCGTTCCAGTTGATGCCGCCACGGTCAATGCCTGGGCCTGTGCCGTTGGCCACAATGCCGTCGCCTGGCCGCAAGAACCCATTGCTGATGCCAGACTGCTTTGGCACTGGGACAAAGTTGACGGGGTAAGCGGTGCGCAGCTCTGGGGCGTTGTCAGCGTAGATGCCGTTGAGGATGGGTATCTGCATCACTTAGCCTTGTTGCGTTCAGAGATGCGCTTGGCCTTGGCCTTGGCATCAGCCTTGGACGATGCGCCCCACGCCTTGAGACTGAGCAGCAGCCGGGTCGGTTCGCCATCCTTGTACTCTGGGCCAGGGTTGCCGCCCATGCGAGCCAAGAACGATGCCCTGCGTGGATTGTCACCAGTCTTGACTGGTGGCTTCAAGTTCATGCCATCGGCCTTGGCAGCAGCACGGCCCTTGGCGTTCAATCCGCCCTTAGGGTTCTGGCCTTCTTTGCGTGCGTAGGCCGGGGATGGCTTGGTGGCCATTACGCCGCCACGCCTTTGATCACTGCAAAGTTGAACACCGGGGTCTCAGTCGTCGTGCCACCAGTGGTTCGAAATGTGATGTTGAAACTTCCAGCCGCCACCGCAGTGACCATCAGGTCATACAAATCAGTTCCTGATTTCTGGTTCAGGATGATCACATCGGTTGCCGCCACAGTGGTATTGGTTACGGTAAAGGTCGTGGCGACTGTTGTGCCTGCTGCGCTGAAGAGCGTGATGGCACCCGTTGTCTTGGCAAGCGTCACGCCTGTGGTGCGGCTTGTGATTTGGGTGACAGCACCGCCAGCGCCCGTTGCGTAGCCTACGCCTGCCGTGCCGGTTGATGCAATCACTCCCGTTGCGGTCAGGCTCGTGCCGGTGGCTGCGCCGATGACTGGTGTCACCAAAGTCGGCGTGTTGGCAAATACTGCCGCCCCTGTGCCTGTCTCGTCTGTCAGGACTGCCGCCAAGTTTGCACTAGATGGGGTTGCAAGGAATGTTGCGACATTCGCAGCCAGGCCAGAAACGCCAGTTGCAATCGGCAAGCCAGTGCAGTTTGTTAATGTTCCGGAAGTCGGCGTACCGAGAATCGGAGTCACCATGACCATGCTGGTGCTGGTGCAGGCGCTGATGTTTCCGCTGGCCACTGTGCCCAGCGCAGGTGTCACCAATGCAGGGCTTGTGAATGTTCCGGTGCTGACTGTTGGATTGGTGATTGTCGGGGTTGTCAGCGTTGGGCTGATGTTGAAGACCAACACGCCTGTGCCCGTTTCATCGGTCATTGCTGCAAGCAAGTTCGCACTTGACGGGGTTGACATCCAGTTTTGCACGCCAGCGGCATATACCGTTTCAGCGTTGATCTGATACCAAGAGTTCGTAGGCTGGTAAAAGCGAATCGCTGTTGCCGTACCAGCTGCCAAGGATGTCACACTGCCATAGATAGCCGATGCGCCATTCAAAGCGAGCGTCAACGAGGTGATCTGTTGCGTGGTCGTGATCAGCACCGAAGTGCCGTCAGGCACGCCAGTGTTCAATGGCAGAGTGATCGTGCCAGTTGCCAGCGTGCTAGCGGGTTGCAGCAGCATCCACTGGTCGTTGCTGACAGGGGTTGGCACGGTGATGTTGAAGCCATTGCCAGGCACAAACAGATTCACCGCCAGCGTTGGCGAGGCGAAGCTCTGCTGGAAAAACGTCAACAAACTGCCAATGGATGTTCGGCGAGCATCGCCATTGTTGGGCGAGTAAACAGGTAACTGGTCGCCGCTTGAAATTGTGTTCAGGACTGGCAGTTGATTGATCGTTGGCATGATTGTCCTTAATAGTACTCAATAGGCCCATCAGGGCCAGCAGTGACTGGGTTGGCTGGTGGCCTAATAAACGGGTTGTCGTAGACCCGCCACGGCTTGTTGCCAGCACCGGCAGGCATGGTGGCCGGCAGTTGCTTCTCAAGCGGGAACGTGGCCCTTTGCAGCAGGATGTCATAGCCCTGCTTGGCCGTGGTCTTGGTCTCCATCATCACCTGCTTGCCGTAGGACGGAGCCAGCCTGATGCCCAAGGCACAAATGATGGCCTCATACGCCGAATCAGGTACGAGCGTTTCCTCATCAAGGTCGCTGTCCTGTGGGCTGGATGGCAATGGATAGCCCAGACGGATGCCCTTGGCGTTCCAATCTCCCATCATTGCGTCAAGGCGGCGCAGGGCGGATTCAAGCTGCTCGGGCTGTAGATCAAACACATAAGACGCAAGCCCGATTTCCTCGAAGGCGGCGCTTATGAATTGTCGTTTTGTGTAGCCCATGCTGCTTCCTCGATGTGTTTCAGAAGTGTCGCATCCGACCAGCGTTTTTCGACCTTTATCCCGATCGCTTTAGCCTGTTGCAACATTTCTTCGCGGGTTGGTGGGCCTTCTTCCACAGAGGTTTCAATCTCATGGACTTCCACAACCTGTCTGCCAATTGGCGATGGACGCACTTGCTTGATCGCTTTGCGCTCAATGGTCTGCGCTTTTTTCAGCTTGCGCTTTTGCAGCCGCAGCTCGCGCCACGGGGCAAGAGCTTTGGTCTTGACGATTGCGGCTGACTTGATCATTTTTTCATCGGTGCTTTGCTTGGCTTGCCTGCGGCTTTTGCCGACTTGCTTGCCATCCCAAGTGCCATCGCCACAGCTTGCTTTTGTGGCTTACCAGATTTCATTTCCATCTTGATATTTTTGGAAACGGTCTTGTCTGAATAACCTTTTTTCATTGGCATTTTGCGCTCCATGTAAAACAGGCCGACATCTCTGCCGGCCTGTCTTGTTTAACCGCCGATACGATAAACGATGAAGGTATCAGCCGCAGTCTTGCGAAGACGGAAGCGTGCAGATGCCCCAGACGTTGCAGCCGTTGTAGCAGCACCCACAATGGTCACGCCAGTGTTGACCGTGATGGTCAAAACAAACGCAGCCAGAGTGAGAACGGTGAAGTCGAACGAATCACCAATGGCCCATTCGGTCGCCAGGTCAAGGTTTGCACCCGTTGGCAGTTGGATGCTTCGAGCAGTCGTTGGCGTCGCCGTCACGATGCCAGTCAGCACGTTGGCTGCTGTGGCAATCATCGAGGCACCATCAGCTATGTCAGCAGGCGCACCCTGAGGCTGCCAGTTGCCATTGTTGTTGATGTCAGGTGCAACACCCACCGAGTAGTACGCACCCGATGCGCCGGCCTGAATGGTCACGTTGGTGGCATTGGTGAACGCGCCAGACACATAAGTGGTTTGACTTTCAACCACGGTCAACAAGTCTTGTGATTCAGGAAAGTTTGGATAACCAACTTCCTGAAACACGCTTGCTGGCGAGTATGCTTGAACGGCAATCTTCTCGCCTGCTGGCACGGTAACGGTAGCAGTACCTTGTGCAAAAATTACGTTGTAGCTCATGATGGCTCCTTATGCTTGATTGAACAGCAAGATACCAGACATTTCTGGTTGCTTGTTGACCACGCCGAACAAGGTATCGAGACGATACTTGGTCTTCATGGTGTTGACGTCGTACTGCTTTTGCATGACCAGCTCGATGCCTTGGTCGGTGCTTGCACGCATCACTGCGACACCAGCATCAGACGGGACAGCGTAACGGCCAGGCAGAATCTCCAGAGCATCCTTCTGCCAGAAGCAGTTCACCGGTGCAGTGGTGGTATTCAAGCGGTTGATGGTGCGACCAGCAGCAGCGGTGACGATGCAGTTCTGGTATTGCAACTCAGCGTCAGTGCCACCCTGTGCCGAGATGATCGGTGGGGTGATGACGCAAGTGGTTGCATTGGTCACGCTCACGACACGGAAGGTCTTCGAGAAACCCGTACCTTGCTTAGTGATGTGATGCACAGCCTCAACGCCTGTGATCTCGATGGCAGTACCAGCAGGCAGGTCGGTGGTGCTGGACACGGTAATCGTTTGGAAACGATTATCCACGTTGGCAGTTTCACCGGTCACCGCAGTCGAAGTTGCGACAGGAACATAGTAATTCAAAGCCGCAGCCAAAGTGCTCATCGTCGGATCAGCGCCAGTTGCGCCGGTGAGGCGATTGGCGTAGTCCAGCTTGTAGGTCTCAAAACCAGCGACCTGGCCGACGAACGAACGCTCGAAGGCGGTGTTGGACTTGGTTCCAGCGAAGCTGCGGGACACAGAAGCACCACCAGCGCCACCAGCGATGTTGCCAGCGATGCCGTTGTAGTCGCGTGAAGACAGGGCCAAGTAACGGTCAAAGGCTTGGACGCCCTGCTCGTTCATGATCGAGTCGCACAGGGCCACATCGTCATAGTCACCAGCAGCGGTGCTCACGGTAACGACCAGCGAACCAAGGTTCGCAGCAGTGTTCATAATGGCGATGTTGATGTCGGATGCCAGCTTTTGCTTTGCAGCTTCGCCCAGACGACCTTCTTGCAGTGCATCACGCAGCTCAAGTGCGTCCAGGATGAACGGCACGGACTTTTGGAAGCCGAGCGTTGCAGGGACGGAAAGCTGGGTGTATGCGCCGAAATTACCGGTCTGGTCCATGCCATCGTACGACTGTGCGATGTACGGCTGTGGACGATAGATGACGTTGTTCGTCCGCTCCATCATCGAACCTTCGGTGTTGTAGATGGACACGTTGCGGGACAAAACCAGCGCGTCGTTGAAGCCTTCGAGGATGTCCTCGAACGCTACGCGCTCTTCCTTACTGAATGAATTGCTCATGGAAAACTCCTAGTGGTTTATTTGGATGCTGATCGCTTCTGCGCCTTGTACGCAATGACCTTGGTCATGTTGCCAGTACGGGACGCATCTTCTCTCAGCCGCTCAAGGGTTGAGTCTACTGCGCCAGAAACTCGTCCCGTACCGGACACGATTCTTTCTGGCGGTGGTGCTGCTCTGCGGTTGGTAACTTTCAAATCTTTCTCCAGTTTTGCAACCGCAAAGGCGAACTTTACGGGGTCTTTGATGGCTGCCAGCTCTTGCGCCTTCTTTGGATTCTTTCCGAGTGCGTAGACGACTAGCGCGGGATTATCCGCACCTTGAAGCATTACGCCTTGCTGGGTGACGTTGAACAATTCCTGAGCCATAGCCTCGGCATCGTCAAAATCTTTGACTCGCAGTTCGGCTTTCGCCTTACCGTAACCTTCCAGTTTGGCTTGCCAGGCTTTCTGCTGGGTCATAACTTCAGCTTCTTGTCTGGCGTTGACATCATCAGCCTGGCGTTTACGCTCAAACCAATTCGTCAGTGCTTCCTCGAACTTCTCGGCATCGTAATCGTGATC